CACATCAGCACCACCCTGAATGCTGTCCGCTACGCCAGCTGAGGTAAGACCTGTAATCGGGCTCACCAGGCGCATAGCCAGACCGTCATCCGTGTTTCCGGCTTTACCCGCCGTATCGCAGACAACAGGCACGCGAAGCACGCCGCCCGCTGATGTAGCCGCTGCTGTAGTGGTGAACGACACCAGGTCGTCACGCTGAATGGTGACCCCTGCGGGTACGGTGATACCAGCTGTTGCGACCGCCCAGCGGGCATAGCCTGCCGCTGTCGTAGCTGCTTTGCGCGGGCATCGCTTCATGTTGGCATGGCGGGTGAGCCAGTCCTCATCAGCAAGGTCCGGCAGCAGGTTGCGTGCCAGGTAATCGATATAGCCGTAGACGGTATGCACGGCTGCCGCCTGAACGCGCCCGTAAACCTCAGCATCAGTGCGTCGCAGCGCGGCCAGCGTGGTATCTGCTGAAAGACGGGTAAGAATATCGCTGCGAACGGCTGTGATTAACTGAGGAAGTGTCGGGCGGGTAAATCCACTGTCAGCCATTGAGCTCACTCCATAAATCGTTAAATGAATAAGTTGCCCGGTTGCCGTCCCTCTGGCTTATGACAATCGAAGCGCTGAGCGTGCTGATCCCGGTCCGCTCTGCCGCTACGTCCACGCGTACGGCCACGCCATCATCGACCAGCCACTGCAGCGCCTGGCTTATATATTCGCGGGCTTTGAGTGCGATTTTGTTGGTGAGCTTTTCGCGACTGAGGAGATAAAGACGCGATCCGATGCGGTCATTCTGAATAGTCGGAAAGCTGTCGCCCCACCACCCGTTATCCTGTCCGGGGTTGTCATCAGCCTCAGCCTTTCGCCAGGAGAAAAGCGAAACAATTACGGCTCGGGTAAGCGGGTCAGTCGGCCACGTTGCATCCTGTTCAGAGCCATTTACGACGATAATCATGACGCCACCATTTTCTGCGTTGTCGCGTCGGTTGTGCCGCCGCCGGAACCGTTTTCTTTGTGCATATGGCCGTTGTAGGTCTCTCGCATTGCTGACATCGTCAGTCCGCCTGAGTCGCACTTATCTTTAATTTCGCCAGTAGACTCGATGTCCATTTCAAATCGTGCCTTTGGCGCGTTGGTAAACGTGATCGGATTGCCCGCACCATCGACAACTATTCCATCGCGGGTAAGAGTGACTGACTGCCCCTGATCGTCATATACCGCCACCTCACCGGACGTCAGGTTTTTGATGCGGTAGCGACGGTCAGAAACGACCAGCACCACACCATGAGAACGGTCACCGTCGAAATAGGCGGCCACGGCCTCTGCGCCGGTCAGCGGTGCGGCGGTGAACCCGTATGGCTCCATGTGTTCGATATCGCTCTTTCCCTCGCCTCCGGCCATTTCAACCTGAAGCATCTGGCACTTTGTGGCCGTGTTCAGACCGCGAACCACCGCGCGGGCAAGCAGGTTTGACAGCGCACGGCCCATACCTGACATCGGATTAGCCATCAGAAATCATCCTCTGCTGTCGCTTTCTTTTTACGTTTCCCGGGTTTCGCTGGCTCAGGGAGATAGGCATCTGGCGGACCCACACGGATTTCGGTAACGGTGCCGTTCTCATCCTGCTGGTAGGTAACCTCAGCAATGACCATCTGGCGGTTGTTAAATCCCAGAATGGGGTCGAAGACGATAACCTGAAGGTTTGGCAGCCAGAGTGAGCCGTCACCCTGACGCCAGCCCTGCACGGTATAGGTCACCTCATCAGTACGCGCAGCACGCTGACGCATCTCAAACTCCGCCCGTGCGCTGCAGGTGGCTGTAGTGGCGTTGCCTGTCTGGCGGATAATCATCGGGCGGTAGCGCTTCAGCCCGCCGTCAATAGTCTTTGAGCGAATGGCCGTCGTTGTGGCCTCGCCAAAGTCATCGTCATTACCCTTACGCTGACCGGACACCTGATAATCACTGAACCGGTCACGGATGCTCTTTTCGGTATCGCAGGAAAGAATATTTTCACCCAGCACCAGCGCGGTGTGAGCCTGCTGGCTGCCGATGCCACCGATAACCAGATTGCCCTGTGCGTTGTCATACGCCAGCGCCTGCTGCAGCCCGAGCATTTTATTCAGCACGTCCATGACCGTTTCGCCCTGGTCGGCCTGTATGCCCTGAAGCGCACCGGATGCGCCGCCTGCATCCACCACCGTAATACTGAACGGCTTCGCCAGTTCTGCTGCCACCTGCGCCAGCGAACGACCGGCATACTGCGATGGTGTGGCTGAACAGTCGATGAGGTCAGCCGTTTTGCTGCGCCCGGATATCCCCACGCTGATGCTGCGTGCGTCGTACCGGACGGGTGTTGCCTCGATATAGCCTGTCAGCACTTTGTCGGTGCCTATCAGCACCTCAACGAGGTCACCGTTTTTAATGCGGTTGCTGCGGTTTGCCTGGTCAGTATCGCCCGGCCAGCTGCGGGTAATCTCAACGGTGAAGTCGCGGGCAATGCGCTCGATGCCGGCGGCGATCCTGACCGAGGTCCAGCCGCCCCACTCCTGACCGTTCACCCGGAGAATAACGGTGTCGTTCATCGTACCGGCACCCTCAGTGTCTGAACCGGCACGAAGCCGGGATGGCGAATGCCGTTGCGTGCGGTGATGTCACCGGCGCGGGATGCAGAGTCGTACCAGTCAGCGGCCAGCACCAGCGCGGGCGTCACCTGTGCCGGTGTGCGCTCTGTCATGCGCTCGACCTGCTCAAGCCTGGCTGAGATATCGCGATTCAGGTCAGTTCGTACGGTAACCAGCGCCTGATACAGGCCGTCATCGGAAACCCGCTCCATCTCACGATCGATAGCCCCGTTGAGGCTGTCACGCACCTGAGCCAGGTCATCCCATGTGATGACGGCACCGCTGTCGGTTGATGATGTGACTCCTGATGAGGCAGAGGCAGTGGTGACAGACGCCGATGACGTTGCATCTGTAGTCGTCGCTGCAGTGGATGCTGAAACTGCGGAGGTGACACCAGATACCGGCTGGATGTTGGTGACGGCAGGATGCGAAACCCTGACCGGCTGCAACGGGTCCTGCTGGCGCGTGACGGTGCGGTTTGCTGGCTGAGGCAGGTTTGTTACCGCTGCGGCCGCTTCACTGATTGCCGTGGTTCGTACCGCCTGCGCCACGTAGTTACGCTGGATAGTCTGCGTCTGCGCCGTTTTGCTGTCGGTATTCCAGACGCCGCGAGGGGCCAGACCTGAATCGACCGTGACGCCGGTCAGCCCCTTAATCATTGACATCAGGTCTGATGCGTTGCCGGTCAGACGCGAACCTGCCCGCCACATAGTCTGAAGCCGGTTAACAAAACTCATGCCGCTGGACGGCGGACTGAGCAGTACGGACACATCACCCTGCAACAGGCGTGATGCCGCACTGACGCCTGAATCAACGTACTGAAATGCGCTGGTCACGGTGCTGAACATGCCGGAAGCTTCATCCAGTACACCGTCCTGCAGGAAGTCAGGCATGCCATCCATGCCAAAAGCACCGAACGACGATGAAATGGCGTCATCCAGAAACGAAACGGAAGATGATAATTTCTGCCCGGTTGCCAGCCCGGCGGTCGGGAAAGACAGCTCGCCGGACTCAACGAAGCTGAAACTGATACGGCACATGCGGCCTTCACTCTGCGAGTGACTGACGCGAATGGCATCGTCCACAACCACGGTCATCTCGCCGTAATACGGATGAACAAGCGTACAGGAACCTGCCTTTTCGATAGCCTCAATAAGCCGGTTACGCTGCTCAAAGAAGTCATCGCCAATCAGATAGGCCAGCACACTGAACCGGCGCGTCGCCCGGCCTAAATCCTCCGACCATGGCTTGTCACGATTGGGGTACTCATGCACCTGGACGCGGCGGCCAAAGGTTGCCTCATCGCTGTCCACCTTAAACGCGATGCCGCGCAGTGAGGCATCCTGCAGATTATCTTTCCAGCTCATGGCTTACTCCGGGCAATAAAAAACCCGCCGGAGCGAGTTAGTTTTTATCTTAGTTTTATTTGTATCGAATAAGAGTCGCCATTTTTTACGAAAAGGGAGTCAGCCTTTTCATCATTAGACTCAAACCGCTGTACGTCTTTTAGCTTTTGCAGCTTATTTGAGAACATGGTGCTGCTGGTTCCGCTAAAGTATTCAAAAGCATTACCAGCTAGCGCAACATTAACCCTATCCATCGACTTATCTTCATTTAGGAAGAACTGAATGTTTATCCTATCGGGGCATGGCGGATCATACACGGTAACGTAAATCTGAGGTTCATATTCAGCCTTTTGGTTATCGTCGAATGCCTCTTCATCAGTCATTTCTTTCCTGAACGAATATTGATGCCGTAGCATCCCGCCGTCCTTGAAAATCTGCACTTTCTCAGGTTTTTTTCCAATTGCAGCAATGAAATCTTTTTCGTTAAACGCGGGGTAACAATCACTGGCCGATACCCCGTTAACAAAAAACAAAGCCATTAAAAATGCAAACAGGCGCATGCAGATATTTACCTTACTTTGGAGTCGAGAACCGATTATAACCCACATCGAGATCAAACCAAGGAAGTGCATTACCAGCAGGCTCAACGCGCATTCCGGGAGGTGCGTTTTCGAAGGAAACCTTAATCTCTCCTTTCTGTGCTGTCGCATCACTACGCATCAAAGGACCACTCATGCTCTGCGGGTTAAGTGGAACATCACCACTCTTTAGCTGCTGCTCATTGTTATACCAGCCGCCAGCTTTCCACCTTTTCTTAAGTGACTCCCAGAATGATTCGGTCCCGTCTTTCTGAGTTGTCGCATCAGAAATTTCTTCCAGCTTTTTGAACATATACAGCGCGACGGCTATTGATACTGTCAGAGCGCTCAGCTTGCCTATTTTGGTAAGCACAGCGAGCAGACCGCTTGCTTTAGTTGTGGCGGTTGTGAGCGATCCAATAACCTGAACCGTGAACAGTCCGGCCATTACTCCACCAATTCCGGTAATAATGCCGTTCATACCGCCTAGGGATTCTGTCAGTCCGTCTATCTTAGTCCAGGCTCTTTCAACTACCGGGCCGAACTTATCCCAGTCAGAGATCAATAAACCGATCCCCAGCGCGGCCAGCCTTAGAAATACACCCATAGGAGAAAGCTTTAGGCCTTGCCCCAGAATTCCAAGCGCAAAGTTAATCCCCAGCAGCCCCAGCTTCACTCCAACAAAACCGGCAGCGATACCAAATGCACCACGGATAACTTTCGGGTTCTTGTCAGCAAACTCAGTAAATCGCTCTGACATGTCACCCAGCCAGCCCACCAGCCTTTTTGCATCCCCAGCAAATGCCCCGCCGATTGCCGCAAGGCCATTGACGGCTGTACCGGTCAATGACTCCCAGATGTTCGAAAGTGTGTTTAGCTGAGCATTAACACGCTTATTAAGGTCAGCCTGCTTTCCCATTTTCTCCTGAATCTGGTCATAGCCGGCTTTACCTTTATCTATCAGCGCATTTAGTACCTGCAATGTTTCGGCGTCATCACCGAAGATCTGCTTGATGATGGTGGTTTTTTGTTTGGTTGTTAATGACTGAAGCTTGTTCAGTTGCTTGAAAAGATTATCAAGTCCGCCAAACTCTCCTTTGCCATCGGTGAAATCTAAATGAATTCCTTTTCGACTCAGCAGCTTGTTGGCTGCCTTCATCTTTTTACCATCAAAGCCAGCCTGGAATACTTTTCGGAGCGCGTTACCGGAAGCCTCACCCTCCATTCCCATCTGGTCCATCATCACCGAAATTGGGGCCAGAGCTCGGGCCGCCGTCAGGCCATCTTTACTGACCATCTTCATAATGGAGCTGGTTTTAGAAAAGAATGACAGCATATTGGTATCATCAACGCCCAGATAAAAAGCCTTCTGGATGGTGTCGAATAATCCCATCATATCTTCCGAAGCAGTGCCGGTAGCATCCTGCATTTTTGCAGCAAACTCTGCAGCCGCCTCAGGCGTTTTCTTGAGCTGAACTGCCAGATAAGCAGAAGCCTCACCAACGCCACTCAGGATGTTCTGTGCCGGAATACCCTGCCTGACAAGCATCTGCATCATGTTCTGAAAGTCTGCAGTGGTGCCAGGCAGTTTATTGCCGAGGCCAATAGCCAGCTTATTGATCTTCTCGAAGTCAGAACCTACTGCGCCGCTGGCGTCCATCATCGCAACTTTCAGGCCTGTCGCAGCGTCCTCCTGCTTGGCAAAAGCAACCAGTGAACCCGTTAGCCCGGCAGCAAGACCGCCTGCCATAGCCATGCCGCCCCTGCCAGCTTCCTCAGCGTCT